ATTCTCCTTGATGGCTTGCGCTTGATTGCGTTGCATACGTTCCGCTACTTGCAACATACCATCTATAAAGTCTTATAAGAGAATCAGGAAGCGCAACCGGCGTAAGACCGTTCATAGTTACTGTGTTCGAAGTGATAACTAACTCACCTGCCACCTCTTTTAGCCCTTCGTAATACACCGTTCTAGCTCCAATACCCGAAGCATTATCATCTGCACTATTAGAAACAATTTCTAGCGCCGTATTTGAGGTTGGCATTCTATAAAATCCCGATTGTGTAATTGGTGCAAACGTACTTCCTACATTAGCATTTCTCCCAAACTTATGTATAATGCTAAAATTAGGCACATTACCCAAAGACATTTCAACGTGGAAATCCAAGACTTTTTTATAGTAATCTCGGTGTGAGTTATATACATAATCTGCCCTATTTACGTAAGTATTATTCTCACGCAACATGCGCCCAGTTTCCTTGTGCATCTTGGTTATGCCGTATGTGCCAAAATCATCTGCCATTGGTAATCTTTCTTAATGATTTTAGTAACTCTTTTTTTTCTTTTTCAAAGGCAGGGAAAAGGTAGGGCCTAGGTGGAACACCGCCAGGCCCACCATCTGATTTTTTAAACTGTATTGCTACCTCTGAGTAATCTACACCGCTTATTGTGGTGTTTACTTTTTCCCTTGTACCGAACTCAACATACGGTGCATATTCTACATTGGTGTGTACGGCGCGCCCAAGGCTGCCAAGTTTTTCAGTTTTTATGCTGCTTTGTAGTACACCGGTATCAACTGGCACTGCTTTTTTTGCGTTGCTTTCTATATTTAAAGCATGGTAGTTAAGTGCCAACTCGGCTTTAGCTTGTACATCTTTTTTCATGCCTTGCACCTGGCCTATAACTCTTTGCAGTTGTGCGCTATTTACATCAGCCCTAAGCATCAACTTCCTCAACTGCAATTAACTCTGTATAACCCTGGTTTTCACCTTTGTCGCGCGCATACTCTATATTAAAAGTTCGCCCATCATATATGGCACGCAACAAATAATCATACGTGGCTCTACTGTAACCCTGGCTAATAAAATCATCACGGTATCGTGTTGTGATTCTATATTTTACTTTGCCTTTTAAACCACCAACTTCATAACTTTCGTAGCCACTGAATGCAGCTACTTTTGCCCAAACAGTTACAAGGTTATTCCATTCCTGCGTGTTGCCACCCATGCCATCGGAAGTGAGGGAGTAATATTGGAACTGTACCCTCTGTTTCATTAAACCTACGTTGCCTTGTCTGTCTTTGGTTTTCATTCATTATATAAATTTGGTGTATTTTTTAAAATATGTTTTAGAACTATTCGGCAATACACTTACTGAACCTTCTACCAAATCTTGTCTATCTTCGTAAGCTGATAGCACTGCTTTTTTTAAACCAACCGTAATGCCACTAGGTATGCTAGTAAAACCCGCAGTGTACACAACTTTTAATCGCAACCTTTGGTACGGCGCATCATAACCATGTACAGTATTAAATACCAGTGTATCACCAGTTAAATAAAAATCGTCCCCGGCAGTCAATATAGTTTCAGTGCCTTCGTGATTTATGGTTTTGACAGAACTCACCGACTGTACCGGGAACAAAGGTAAATCAACACGCGCCGAATAAGTTTCATATTCAGCCGTTACGGTTTTTTCTATAAGCTGAAAGCTATACTGCTGCTCAACTGTATTTATTGTTTCTGTCACCAAGCTTGCAATCAAACTGTCATCATCACTTGTTTCTACCTTCATCCAGGATTTTGCGTCTGCCGTGCTAAGTACATCAGATGGAGTATTTGTACCAGTTGCAACGCTACTTACCGTTACAACGCCATTTAGGCCGTAGTCCGGTGTTCTTATGCTGCTTCTAAGAAAGGCCATTTAACTCCTCCATAAGTTTTTGTGCTTTTGCCTGGCTTAACCTATCTATAATCTGATTACCGCGCTTTACATAGTACATAGTCTTGGTGTTTACATCTTTTTCTAAATGCACCTTATCTGTAACATTGTAAGCTCTTTTATCTTCCTTTGTTTCGTAAAGTAGGCCTCGGCTTAGCATGCTATTTATAGTTACGCTATCTGCTTTGAATGGTTGGTCTATTTTGTACGGTGTTTTTCCGTGTCTAAAATTTTTTCTGCAACGGTAAGGCATGGCAATAAATTTAGTTAGAAGGAAGGGCAGGAATCGAACCTGCCCAAGTTCCAAACTTCCTTGGGCAATTTTAAGAATTACCGTTGGGCAATTTTAAGAATTACCTGCATTAGTGATGGCAGAAGTAAAGTTACCGAACGCACCTGCATTGGGTAGGTAAGTTGGTAAAGCTAAACGGCCACTAATTTGTACAGTTACCAAGTCTTTGATAACGTTATCTTGGTCTTGCTCGTAGAAACGAACTTGTACGCTCTCGCGGTCAAACAAGGTAGTAAGCTGCGGGAAGTCAGCTACTAAGAAGTCATTCGCGCTTCCATCGGTGTCGTTAATTGCATTGGTTGCAATAATAGGTACGCCGCGCACAACTGGTGTACGAGTACCAAACACAACATCGTTAGGGAAAATGTAACGACCGTCAGCATCTTTTCTACGTATCATTTCATAGAATCGACCAATACCCATCATAATTGCAGATGGTCGGTAGTTACGATTTTCAACTTGCTTAATAGCTTCTAGCAATACATCATGCTCGGTTGCATCAGCATCACCAGTGTATAGGTCTAGCGTGTAATCAGTAGAAGTAACAGTAAGCCCATAAGTGCTATCGTATAACAACCATGAATCTTCTTCCTTCATGTACTTTTCTAAACCACGTAAGCTAATGTGGCTTGCAAGGCCGGCAGTATCATTAAGCGCTTCTTTCGATACGCGGAAATGTGCAGCAATTTTTTCAACCACTGCATCAGTAGCTACCAAATCAAAGTCGTTCTGTAACGATGCGTCACCCTCAGCAACTACACCAGTGTTATCAGTAAAGTTGGTTTCTTTAATGTAACGGATTTTATCGCTATTGGTTGTACCATTTGGTAGGAACTGTCGCACATGCGTTTTACGCTCTGCATCGTACTTAATACCTGCAACATAGTCAGCAGGAACAACATCGCCGGTATAGGCACTGGCTTCAGTTATAACCGCTTTGGTGTCCATTGTAAAACCGCTTATGCTACCTGCTTTGAATGCAGCCATTTGCTCTTGTACGGTTTTAGATTCTAGGGCTTCTTGCAACACATTTTTAACGTTTGCAGGCTTTTGCGCGCCGCTTAGTCTTTTTTGTGAAAGCTCGATGCCTTCTAGTCGTTCTTTTTGGCTGCTGATTAAATCTTCAATGTTTTTGATTTCAGCTTTAGTTGCTGCATCAGCTTCGCCCGCAAGTTTTACTTGCTCTTGTAATTTATCGTAGCGGGTTTCTAAATCGCCTTTAAGCACGTCCATGTGGCTTTTTACCGACTCTAGCCCTTCCGATAAGGTTTTTTCTAAGTCCATTTGGTGAACTCCTTTTCTAATTTTAGTTGGTTGTTAAATTTATCGAACAAACCTTTTATCGCATCGGCTTCAACTTTACTCGGAGTGGCTAGAGCCGGCTCGTTAGGCTGAAGTGAATTCTTTAAGTTTTGTTCTAGGTGTTTTAGTTGTGCTTCTATAAGTAGGAAAGTATCATCAGTGTAATCCCCACTATAAAATGCTTTACTAAGTTCTTTAAATTTTTCCACTCGGTCAAGTATTGTACCTTTAGCCATGCCACCAATACTTAACTCGTTTGCACCCCAAGTAACTGTGCTGCCTTCCCACATGCGCACCTCTTTTACTTCGTATGCATCATCTTGGCTATTATAATCACGCTGCACAAAGTTTATACCAACACTGTGTTCCTTTAAAATGCCATCACGGTACAATTTTAAAACATCTGTACCCAGTGTTGTATCAGCTATCATTGTACGAAAGTACAAACCTTTTTCATCTTCCATTAAAGCCATTGGCTTGCCAAGTACTTGTAATGGGTCATGCTGATATAAGTGCATAATTCTGTTACTACCATTTGGCCCATTTTCTTTAATGGTTTTTTCGTAGCAACCCTTTAGCATTACATCACCATCACTGTCCTTAAAGTCAAAAACACTGTAATAGCCTTCGACTATTCTGCGGTCAACATCTACGCCCTTAATGGTGGCGGTTGTATCTTTTGTTATCCATGGTAGTTGCATAGTTTTACCCTGCCTTTGTTCTTCTAGTTGTATATTACGGTCGTGGCTACTACAAGCCATAAAATATTGCTCCCCATCTAATGTGTGTACATGCGTGCCCTGGCAGCCCAGGTACTGCGCATATTCTTCAGCCTCTTCCCTTGTTCTAAAATAAGCTAATTCCGGTTCTTTTTTCTGTAAATTTGTTGGCATACTTTTACTGCTCATTGGGTGGCCTTTTGGTAGTAAATCGGTATCATGTTTGCCGCTTTTGAACTTTCCATTCCGCAGCGCATATAAAAAAGAATTAACCCTGCCCATCGCCCATTGTTGCGCACTTGTTACATTTGGGCGCACGCTTTGTGGGTTACCTCTGTAAGCACCTATACCTCTGTCATAAACTTTTTTAAGCGTTGTTGCGTTAGTACTTTTACTTGCCGCATTATTTACACTTTCATTGTGTTCCTTTGCTTTATCACGCAGCGTATCCATTAACGCTTTTTGTTCACTTTCTTCGGCCTGGCTTTTATGGTGCATGTACTCCGCATCTAGCGCCTTTTTTTCTTCATCAATTTGTTGGCTTTTACGTATCGCCCAGTCCACACCTTCCGTACCACCCCAAGCATCCCACATAAGGCCACCGCAACCCTCATCATACGGCACATCTTTGTTCTGCCTATGCCGGTTAAAACTTGCCATTCTTTTAACTGTGCGCTCACTAAGGCTTTCTCTGTTTGCCAACTGGTTAGCCCTTTGCCACCCAACTGGTGTGCCACACCCTCTAGGGTTGCCACTTTCCTCGCGGTACTTTAGTGCGCGTTTAGCGTTTGTGGTTGCTGCTTTTGGATAATCGTTATAGGACATAAGCAATTTTATTTGGATTTAAAGTACGAATTTTTTACACCATTTAACAATTTTGTATATTAGTTTGTAATTATGTACTAAATTTTATTATGGAAAAAGTAATATACAGAGTGCAGGAACAGTTAGATAATAATTGGGCGGTAGAAAAATCCGACATACAATTATTACTGATGTTTGCTATTTGTTATTGGAAACAAGTGAGTGAACAACATTAGCTAACTCGTTCTGCCTGGTGTTTTTTTGCTCCCTGCGGTGTATGCTGCCACGCAGGTGGCTTTCTGCGCTCTTTATCCAAAAAATTTTATGCTGCAAACATATAATCCGCACACCTTTTTTTGCCAGTTCTAGCGCCGCCATTAAATCGCTCATTCTATAATCTTGCCAGGTAGTTGCATCAAATTTTATAGTGTCTGTGTGGAACGCGCTAACACCAGTGCCCGGCACATCTATTTGGTAATCACCATCAACATTACGTAAACACTGGTATGTTATATGGCCAGTATAATAAGGCAGGTTAAGACCGCGCAACTTGCGGCCATGAAATGTAAGCCATGTGCCTGGGTATTTTTTTAGCGCGCGTTTTATTGTAGCCACATAGTCGGGTGGGTAATATAAATCATCATCGCAGCTTAGGTAAATGCCCTTGCTTTGTGGTAGCCAAAAAAATTTAGCGTTATCGGTATAGTCTGTACCAGTATATACTTTAACATTATCGCCTTTTAATTTGGGTGTGTAGTCATTACCATATACCCGCACGGTATCAACTTGGTGTCTTAGGCTATCTACTACACCTTGCAGGGTAGATTTCCGCGCTTCTATTGTGGCAAGGTTAGCAGTAATCATTTTAGCACCGCTATGTAATCACTTTTGTATTGGCGCACTTTGTAACCGGAGCGCATTAGTCTGTTTTTTACTTTAGCTATATCCCCTGGCCTGGTAAGGTGGTTAGCTTCGAACACAATATTTTCGGGCTTAATGTTTACCGTATCTAAAAAGTCGTTAAGTATAATACAGTCGTGGCCTTCGGTATCTATTTTTAACGTGGTAATTTTTTTTATTTTATGTTTTTGCAGCACTGTTTTTATACGCTCAACCTTTACCTCAGATTTTTTTATATACTGCAAACCTGCCTGGCCAAGCTTGTTTATAAGAAGCCCAGTAATTGTTGGGTGTGGTTTATTAACAGAGTTACAACCCCTGGCCCATTTAGGCAGGCCTAAAAGTTCTATATCTTCCGGCTGCATATAATAAACCCATAGCGTTCCTCTGTAATTGCTTATGGCTATGTTTTCTTTTCTGCATGCAGGCAATAAATCATAATAGCATTTTACTGGCTCTATAAATAGCCCATCTTCTAAGCCTGCTCTAGTTCTAAAATCGCTTGTGCCTATTTCGACTATCATACCTATTGTTTAATTTTGCCCAATAAATCTTCTACTTTTTGCTCAACAAATATTACCGTATCGGTTTTGGTAGCTATAAAGTAAAATATCAGTATCAAGGTTATTTGCCAATCATATAACAGTGATAGTAATACACAAAATATTCCCGATAGAATGCCTAGTTTATTCATTTGCTTATTAGTGGTTGTATTTTTCTTAACTGTGGGTGCATCTTGCTTTCATGCTCGCCGTGGTAACATAATGATTTTTGCGGTATGTACATAGGAATGAACTTTTTATAAAGTTTGCGGCTTTGTGTAAGGCCAACACCACTGCTTGCACCAGGTCTTCTAAACCTAAATGCGCTCACAAAATCTTGCTCAAAATTTATTGCTTCTAGCGTTGCTCTATTAGTAAAATAACCACAATCAACATAGCTTACTCGCACGCTATTTATCCCGGCTACTGAAACTGGCTTGTGTACCACTGGTGTCCAACACGGTGGCCGCCCATCATTTAAAAGATTATAAACGTACTTGCCTTCTGTGTTTTGGTAAATATGTTGTATGGTATTGTGGTTTATGTGTAAAAAGTCATCGGGTATAAACAAGAAAAAATCATCGCTACTTTGCTTGCATATTTCGAATGCGTATTGCCAGTTTATGTAGTATTGCTCGCGGCCTTTATGGCGCAGCCTATGAAAGTAACTCTTGCGCAATAAAGGCATGCAATCAAAAGTAGAGCCATCATCTATTACATAGGGTTTTTCCGGGCATTGGTCTATAACCTGCTCCAACATATCCGGCCTATTGTAACTAAATATTATAATCAAGTAAGAAACTCCGGTTTTATTGGCTCGTAAATTATTGTGCAACGGCAATTAATTGTATTACCAGGGCTTGCGCCTTGGCTACTATCGCCAGGGTACTGCATGGGCTCACCATTAACATCGAAGTTGCCTTTAAGTTCAGTAGCTTTTTGGCCATCCATTATTATGTGGTCAAACTTGCCAACTGCAAAACTTCTAGTGCGCCCATCTATTGTGCTTAACCAAACTTTAGAAGCAGCAACACCGCTTGCCTGCGCGCCCAATAAAGAACCCGCATTACTTGCAGCAACAATTTCAGTACGGCCAATGGTCATACCACGTTTTATACTAAACCCATAATCCTGGCGCAACTGTGACGCAAATTTTGGCACTGGTGTACCATCTTTTAAAGCATTATAGGCCAGGGCCTCTATACGCCTTTGAGTAAATGCAGTTACACCGACTATTTTAGTAGTGGTGCTGCTAGCTTGTAAAAACTCACTGCCATTTAGCCACTGCGAAACTAAAATATCCCAATTTACATTGGTTTTACGTTGTTGTGTTAGTAAGTAATTATAAGTGTCGCGCGCAAAAGTTGGCATAGCATTTTGGTACACATCTAGGTACGCCGCTTGTATAGGTTCGGTAGTTACAACACCAGTTAAGTCAATATCTATACTGCCAAGCCTTTCTACTTCCTTGAGGTACGCATCTAGCTGCTTTAATAATGCGGCATGGAATTTACGCGCAGCACTTTTTTCATACCTGCGCCGCTTACTTTCTATGGCTTTAAATGCCATGTATTTTTTATGGTGTTCCAGTTTGTTTGCTTCAGCATACTGGTTGTAACAAATTGCAACGGCTTGTTCTTGCGGTGTACCCTCATCAACTAAAAATGTTACACACCTGCCCATAAATGTGCTTTGTGGTTCGCCGCTATTTGGTTTAGGTATGGGCATGGTAAAAAAAATACCAGGGCTATTCACACCCCGGTATTTATGTTAAACATACTTAATGGAATTATGAGTCAAGAAGTTGTTGTAAAACCTGCATAAACTGCTCCACATCATCGGGTGTTAGCCAACCCATAACAAGTGCAGTCGTAAGCATTATTGCCACAATGTTGCGCAGCGTAAATGCTTCTAGAATTTCTTTCTTAGTTTGCTCCCACTGGCCCTGAAAAATAGCTTTAATCGCTTTGCCCAAGAATTGGTTAGGCAGTGGCAATATGTCGAGTGCGCCGTGCAACACTTCCCCGGCTTTGTTTTCGCCTCCGGCAGTTTGTTGTATGATACGTACAATTTTCCAGTCCTTTATTTTAGTCATTTTATTAACTCCGCTACTGTGTTTACTACTGCGCTTGAGCCTAAACCTGCTGCGGTGGCCCAGGCTATTACTTTTTGTTTAAATTTTTGCAGTTCTGCTATGTCAGTTTGATTTTTAGACACCCTTTTTACTAACCCTTCTTGGCCAAATTCATTACCAATAAGTGCTTCTTTGATTTCCTGTATATCTTTAGCCAAAATTTCAATCATGGTTTCCAATTTATCAATATCAAGTTTAATTGCGTTTAGTTCCTTATCCATAATAGTGCCATAATACTTTTTCGGGTTTAGCCTTGTCCATATCTACGTGAATAAAATCCTTGCCAATACCTATACGGTTAAACCCAACTGAAATTAGTGCATTTATTATTTTAAATCTAGTAACACTGTTGTCAGCTTTAATATCTACCGCCAGGCCTTTGGTATGCGAACTGCTTCCATCGCGGCCCTGCTCTATTTCGTAAATTTTGCTTCTAAAGCCCGATGTTAGAATAAATGGTACACCACTAAGATGTCGCGCACTATCTAGCAGCTCAAGAAAAATTTGGCTTAAATCATCCTTATTACATGGTGGATTACACTCTGCAAACTCACTATCTGTAAAATATCTAAGGGCCATACTGCTCCTTTAGTAATTTTACTTCTTCTTCAGTTAGCCCGCTTTCACCTTCCGGCATTAAGTTTACTGGTATATATCTATTATTGTCACCGATTGGCTCATAACCCATTTCGGTTCTTTTTTCATCAGCAGTAAGCCACCATGCTTTACTCAACCAATCCACCTTATCTGCATTATCCTGGTTAAGCGCGTCAATACTTTGTATATCGAAGTCCAGATGGTATTGCCTACCAGTTGCCCTATTAAATATTGGCACTAAACACCGATTAAGTTCTGCAAAATCCCTGCTAAGTTCCGGTATCACATTATCCAAGTACAACTGCTTACGGCTTTGCTCTTTATTGGCATTGGTTTTGTTATCCGGGTCATTAAGTAATTCACTAGGGAAGTTATAAACATTACATATATCGCGTTGCGACATTTTACCGGCTTCAATTATTTCCAAATCCACTGGTGGCATACCAAATTTTTCAAACCCAAGTTTCACACTGCTTACTAACCAGGTTTTATAACTATCCGGTCCTTGCATTTGCCGCAGGTATTGTTCCAGTTGGCTACGCTGCATTGGTGTAAGTTGCTCTAAGTCCGGGTCTGTTGGATACACAACACCACTAGCACCGCCATTTTTTAAAGCCTTGCTTAATGCCTGGTCACCATCGTTGCCCAACCGTATTGAACGGCGCGCCGCTTTTAAAGGGCTCATGCCGTATAAGTGTGAGCCTACTGCATCATAGTCAGGATTCCAGTATTTCCAGTGCATTACACTTTCAGCGCTTAACTTATGGCCATCATGGCCGTACATATCAATTATGTAACCCTCAACCAAACTTTCATAAGTAGGGTTGGCAACTATTTTTGTGTACTGCGAAGGCATAACCCACATCTCCCCAAATGTGCCATCGCCTAACTCTATAAAGTGCGTATAACCATTACCAGTAATTAGCTGAAAGCCCTTCATATTCTCGTACCACTCCGGGTAACCTTGTAGCGGGTTGGGCTTGTTTATAAGTTTGTATAATGGGTCGTTATAATCATCTACCTCTACAAACGCTTCATTCTTTAGGGTTAGCAGGTTATCCAATGTGGCTTGAGTTGCCTTTGTTCTTATTGCCCTGCTTAACTGCTTATACTTTAGTGCTTTTGTTTTGTTTTTTACAACATGCACTATTGGTGGCACTGCTGCCGCCGCCTTTGTAATACCATTAACAACACTGTAAACATCGGGATTATATTCGTACCCATCATCTATATAAGCATATTGGGTATCATCTAGGCTAATTGGTAACCCGCGATGAAATCGAAATAATTGTTTGTTAAGTTCGTTTACAATTTTTGTTTGCGGCGCTTTTGTTTTGCTAAAAGGCAATAAATCTAGTAGGGTCATGCTGCGTAATTTTGGTTATAAAGAAATTAACAATTATTTACAACATTAGAAACATACAAAAAAGCCAGTGACTTTTCACAGTCACTAGCTTAAACAATACATAATGGAGTATGAATCTACTTACGTTAAAATAGAAAATAGCCTTCTATATTCCTTATCAAAATTTAAACGCTCTTTGTGGCTTTGCCGCATGTGTATTACAGTTGAGTGGTGTAAGTCTAACAACCGGGAAACTTCTATCATACTTATAGAAACCCAGTTTGCAAATAAACACCTATAACGCACGTGCTTTGTTTTTCTACTTTTAGCAAACAATTCATCGTAGGTAATATCTAGAGTGCAACAAAATTTATACACATAGTTACTGTAATCTACAACTGGTAATTCACCGAGTTGTTGTTGATAACGATTAAAAGCATCTAGTGCCATGGTGTACATTATTGCTCCTGCTTTAGTTTAGTTATGTGCCATTTAAAGAGCGATACTAACCTCAACTTCGTCACCCCAAACATCCCAACCTTCTGTTGTTTGCCGAGCAAATAATTCAACTCTTGGCAAATCCCCACAAAGTTCAACTATTCTTTGCCTAACCTCATCAGGTTTTTTACTATGCTCTAATCTTTGGCTTTCGATATAAGCCCTAACATTATGTTTCTTTACAAGTTTGTGTGCATCCTTACCCTTTGTGGCAAGTAAACACAATTCAACTCCACTTTTCATAGTATATGCGCCCATGAAACAAACTTGTTTACCTTTCTTGGTTTTCTTTGCCCAAACAAAACCAACGGTCTTATATTCAAATCCCCAACTTTTTATTACTTCAAGACATTTAGCCAAATGATAATCGGTTGTCCAAATAAAAAGTATTGCATTATTGTCAGCAATATCTTTTACCGGTAAATTCATTATTTCGACTGAACTCATTACCGAGTAAGGGGGTCGCCTCATGCCTTTTATAGTGGTGCAATCTGGTTTAGCATTACTATCATTGTAATAACTCCACGCAGGGTCTGCATATATTATTTGATATTTCTTCATTGCTCCTGCTTTTGTTTTTCCAACTGCAATTCTCTAACAGTTTGGAAGCTTGGGTTTTTTGCAGTACCGGCTCGCAATCGATAAAATTTACCTGCATCCATTCTTAATTTTTTAGCCAGTGTTGGTATGTGTTGCGTGCCTAACCACACTCGGATTTCTTCTTCTTCTATATATGATTGTAGCATATTATTCCTCCACCCAGGTTAGCTGAGCGCCGCTATACATTTTGCGCACCTCGTATGTGATACGGTCTGTAAATCCAATTTTACTTTCGCCCTCTAAACTAAAGTAAGTAAAGTTGTGATAGGCGTGTTGAAATTTTAAGTCCATTTCATAATAAGTAATGGGTTCACCTTTCCAGTCGGTCAGGTTTATAGTTTTAAGTGTTGCGTTCATTGTTTTTTACGTTTAGTTATTGTTCTTATTAGTGTTGAATCTTTGTAGTTACTGCCGCACTCCTGGCACACATAGTCAAAATCATGCTTCGCTTCTATCCAGTTATCTTCGGTATATAAGTAGTTGCAGCCATGGCAGTGTCTTATTTCTTCGTTTACATACCCAAAAGCAGTAAGTTCCTCTAGCCTATTCTCATCAATTATCATTACTGTATTGCACATTGTATTGTAAGTTATGGGCCGCCGGAGCGGCCCTAGTTAATGTTTAAAGTTGGCGCTCTCTTACTGCGAAGTACTCTCTATTGCCCACCTTGTTAATAATTTTATCAGCAAGCGCAGTGCCTGCATCATTAGTTGAGGTGCTATAAAAAATCCACCCATAGTAGCCATCTTTTTTGCACCCAACCTTCTTAGCAAACCGCCAGTCCTTACCTACATACTTTACGCAAACCCAGTTGGCATCTAGGTACTTCATTTCCGGGTCGGCTTGATGTTCCTGCACAATCTTATCTAATGATTTTCTAAGCATATATGCATCTATTTCAATACAGTATTTTTCTTGTTCTTTTGTCATTTTTTTGAATTTTAGCATTGTTGTATTGTTTTAGTTTAGGTTTATAATAAGTTTATTTTTGATAGTAGTTGGAAGTAGGCTTTTTCTCCTAAGTCACTATCAACTTCCCCTAGGAAGTATTCCTTAACTGAATCGTATGTTGGGAATGTTTCCTCATTCTCTACATATATGTACTTTTTATCATCAGATGCTTCTATAGTTAAAGTCCATGCAACTGTACTTTCATATTCGTTAAAAATCACTTCTGATTCTATTATTGCTGAGTTAATTGTTATTTCGTTCATTGTTGTATTGTTTAGTTATTGTTAATTCACAAGTAATCTAGTTATAAGAAAATTACCATGCAAACTTTTTTTTAAACTTTTTTTTAATAAAGTTAAAAATAGGCCTTTTTGGGTATATAAAGCGCGTTTTTTTATAAAATTTTTTTTAGGAACGAGCGTTCCTTGCTTTAAACCAGGCTTATATCTAGTGTCTTTTTCTTTACCCTGGCCATTACTGCGTAACGCCCGGCATCTATTGCGTGGTTAAAATTATCCACTGGCTTGTTTGTAGGGCTACCGCTTCGGTCTTTGGCCCAAGTATAACTGCTAAACTCCTCGACTATATTCTTGCTTTGCGCATGTATTTTTATCGGGTAATCTTGCAGCAGTTGTATGCCATACATTACACTATCTTTGCCCTTTTGTGCAGGCACTACCCACACACCATTGTTACGCAGCTCGGCTATACTTTTTGGCTCGGCACTATCTGCCACTATATTATCCGTTATCCCTAAATCCTTTATTATTCTGCCAATACTTTGGTTGGTAAGCTGCTTCCGGTATATATGTTCGCGCCAGTATAACGCGCCGTGTGCGTAGCGTATTTCAACTAGGGCAGTTGGGTCATTGGTAAAACCCCAGTCTAAACCGTACACGCGCCATTTATAATTTTCGGGCCATTCGTTTACCGTTTCAAAGTCGGGGAACACCAGGCCCTCTAACCGGCCCACCTGGCCCATGCCATATACCATCCACCTAAATTGGTTGGCAGTACCCGCCTTAATGTTATCCGGTGTAGGCTCATAACTTTCAATCTTGGCACGTATTGTTGGTTGTATAAATGCGTTATCCCGGTAAGTACTAACAAACCAGTCCACATCTTCGCGGCCCTGCAATTTATCATGCGCCCAAAAAGCTGCACTAGGGTTGAAGTCTATAATAGTCTGCTGGGTAGTTCGCATACTAATCTGTTCAAATATCCCGTAGTCTATACCGTTGGCTTCATTAAAAAAACTATGGGTGCGTTTACCACTTCTAGCGTCTATTTCATCGTTATAACTGTTAAACTCTATCTTAGAACCCGTAGAGAAAGTAAACACCCTATTGCTTTTATTGTGGTCTGTTAGTTCTTGCGTGAAAAAAGGGTCGTTATATATGATGTTCTGGGCATCCCTATAAGCACCTACCCTAAGGTTTGGAATGTCTTGCCCTACTACGGTTATAGTAAGGTCTTTCTTTTTACTGGCTATGCTTATAAGGTACTGTAGTATAGCATAAGTCTTTCCGCTTGATGTGCCGCCTTGATGTACTATATATGGCTTATCAGATTCTAGTGTCCAAAAGAATAAATCATTTATCTGAATCTTGTGGCTTGACATACTCAAAAGTTACATTCGTAATTTTCTCACCTTCACTAGTGTGGTCGTGGTGCTGCATACTTAAAGCCTTCCTTTCTTCATCGGTACATATAAGCTTGTATAAAGCCAGTAACCCAGTTGGTGATGTACTTTTATGTAATTTAGAACGTATGCTTATCTTAGTACGTGCTTTATTTTTATCTAACTCTTCTTTTATAGCGTTTGATTCGTCTGATTCCAAAGGGAAATGCCTATAAAAAGTATCTTTACTAATACCTAAATAAGCAAGAACATCAGCCACAAAGAATAAGTTGTATTCTTTAATTACGCCAAGGGCATCTTTATATAAATCTTCAGTCTTATACGCCATAGGGTTCACCGTTAATTTTTACTTCTAACGTATCATCTAGCTTGACCATTCGGTCTATTATAACTTGGCAGTATTTAGGGTCTAACTCCATACCGTAGCATTTACGTTTGAGTTGGTGTGATGCTACCATTGTTGAGCCACTTCCTAGAAACAAATCAATAGTGGTATTACATTTTTTATCTTTCAATATATCTACAATCAATGATATTGGCTTTGGAGTTGGGTGATAACCTTGCTCTGCTCTATTGTTTTCTCCACCCACATTGTTTACTGAATAGACAATCTGTTCGTGTCTTGTTTTATCATTGTGATAGCAATACATTGTTTCAAAGTGTCCGGCTTGCCAACCGTTTGTTTTATGCCAAATGTGTTTTGAAGTTACCATTTCTGCAAATGGTGGAAATTGTAAATTATCCCAAAACCATATCATCAATCCATTGCAGTAGATTCTTGAATTGTTAAATGCACCCTCTATATTATTTATCATATCGTGCATTATTTCACTATTGTTCGGAAATGGCGGGTCTGTAAATACCATGTCCGCTTTTTCTCCATTCATAAGTTTAGCCACTTGGTCGCTATCGGTACTATCTCCGCACAATAGTCGATGTGGGCCAATCTCGATTAAATCGCCCAGCACTACATCAACCTTTATATCATCAGGTTCTTCATAATCATCCTCCTTTGCTTCTACTTCTTCAGCTTCTATATCCCCGAATAGTTCTTCATTACTAAAACCCCAGTCAGTAAGTTCCTCAACCTCGAAATAATTAGCTAGGGCATCGTAATCCCAAGCACCCGTATTTTTATTAAGCCGAATGTTAAGTTCTCGTTCCTTATCACGGTCTAGTTCTACTTCTACACACGGAAAGGTATCCCACCCTAGGCTTTGTGCAGTCTTTAACCTTTGGTGTCCACCTACTATAATATTTTTACGGTCTGGGTGTGTGTTTATAATAGCTGGGTCAACCGCCCCAAATCTTTGCAAGCTTGCTTTTAACTGTTCGGCCTGCTCATTGCTTAGCTGCCTTGGGTTGTATTCAGCTGGTATCAGTTCGTTAATTTTTCGCTCAATTACTTTCATTAAACCTTGTGTAATATTCTTGTTTTATTCTTTTAAAATAACTTTTAGCACCACCGGTTGCAAATAGCCCACTATCTATACTATTGCCATTAAGCATTTTAATTATTTGGTATTGCCTTTGTATTGTATCATTATCAAACTGCTCCACTTTTTTACTACTATTAGTGTAAGTTATTGGCGCTGCTTTTATATAGTTTATGGCATTTATTTTATACCACTCATTAAAACACCTGGCCAGTGCGCTAATGTTATTGCCCTTGCGTGGCGCACGCTCGTACACTACATCTAGCATCCAGTCAGCATAAATTTTCTCAAACCTTACATCATCGGGGAAAATAATGTTGTTTACTGCTATGGTTTCATGTAAGCGCACCAGGTAGCTTAAACCCTCTTCCCTGCTATTTGGCAGCTCTTTCACTGCACCAATATCAGTATGGAAGTCGTATAATAGGTTTAAAAGCGTTTTATCGTAGCCAAATTTTGCGTCTGCGGCGCGATAACGTTTTACATCTATCTTTGTGTATGCTATGTTCATTTAAAAAGGCCTCTGCATTTTTTTGTTTTCCTTGTTTTTGAATTCTATGTACTTGTTAGCCCAAGTACCTGCTCTGTACTTCCAGTTGGTAATTTTATTACCTGCATGCATCCAGTTAGTGGCTTCGTAGTAATTAACAAAATTCTCTGCTTCTAATGCTATATCATGTTCATTTATCTTACCGTTTTTAGTAAAATAATTTTCTACCTCAACTTGCGTGGGATACACACTAGGAGCATTATTTTCATTCTTTACATTCTTTTCATTCTTAGTAGTTGTTAGTTGTGTGTTAGTTGTGTGTTGCTCGTGTGTTAGCCGTGTGTTACCTGGTGTGTTAGTTTCCTCATCATCACCCTGGTAAGTATCGTAATTGCAAACACTTATAATAGTTCCATGTGTGTTACTTAGTCTGTTGATTTCTCCGGTGCTTTGTAATTTACGTAAAACCGTTCTTAAACTTTGTTTACTAAGTTGCAATTCATACGCTAGTACATCTAGGCTAGTTATAAAAGTGCCACGCTTAACCAGTGTGCCTCTGTACTTTTTATCTTTGTGGTTAGCTTTTAAAAGGCAGTGAAGAAAAACCCTAGTGCAGTTGGGTTCATCATACCATTCCCAATCTAAAAACTGTCTATGTAATTTTATCCAACCTTTGTTCATAATCTATTAAAAAAGGGAACGCCTTTAGGTTGTACGCTAACCGGCCAGGCATTCCCCTTGTTAGGAGAGGTCACAATGTATGCGTAGCGTACACGCTTAAATAGTAACCTTGCATTAAAGTTATAATAATTTTTCACAAATTAAAATGGCAGCCCATCTTCTATATCGTTTAAATCAATATTTATTGGAATGGGTGTCTGCTTTTGTGGCCCTACATTGTTATGCTCGCTCGTTTTCTGTCCGCTTATTAAGTGTAAACGGTTAGCAAGTATTTTTGTTTTTACCTTGGTTTGACCATTGGCATCATATTTATCATAAGTTACACAGCCTTCTATGCAAACTTGCTCGCCTTTTTTCACATAGTTACCGGCTACCTCTGCTGTCTTGTTAAAGCATACAACGTTGTGCCAATCAGTAATTGCCTCACCGCTTGCATATCTATTTGTAGCCAGTGAAAACCTACATACCGCCACACCACTTTTTGAGTAAATAAGTTCCGGGTCTTGGCCAACTCGGCCCATTAGTGTTACATTATTCATATTATTTTTTCTTTTATTAGTTGTTCACATTCTTGTTTATAGTATCTAGCCATGGCCATTACTTCATCTTTATTCCATTTGTGCAGTAACCGCGCCATTTCTTCTAACTCCTGCGCCGTACCCGCACCGTATAAAGAATCGATTTCTATGCCATGCCTATACTGCTCACCACTGCCATAATTGTTACATGATTGGCATTGTGCGTGTGCATTTTTTTCCTCCCACCTGGTAGCAGTAAATCTACGGCTCTGAAAATGGCCACAATCCATATCGCTCCAGTGTTTAACAGTGCTGCAAGTTATACACCTGCACAACCCATTATGGTTGGCATCGCGCAAACGTATATACTTGCTAAACCATTCATCGCATGTAGCTTTAGCAGCGCTTAGGTTCTTACTTCTTATTAAGCCCATAAATCCGGTTGGCTACTTCGTATTAACTTGTATTCAGCAAAACTAGTTTTATTGCCAAATCTATTAGTGGTTGTACGTTTTTCACTACTAATATTGTACCCGGAGTCTCGCAGGTTAAATATAATAGCTGATAGCCTGGTTATGCCGTATTCCTGGAAGGCTTCCCAACTAGTAATCTTCCCAAAATATGTTAAGTGTTTTAGTACTGTATCGTACTGCGTTTGCTTCATAATATGTTTAATTTTTGTGTTTTTGTTTTTCAAACCTGCGCCAATCAATTAACGCAATAGCTATTGCATACAAGGCCAGGAAGCCAAGTACTTGCGCAATAAAACCAACCGCATTAAGTGTGTTAGTTATTAGTTCCATTTTTGTACTCCAGTAATTTTTTTACAGTTGTATAGGAAGGGTCTTTCACCCTTCCTTCTTTAAATGCCCTTATGCGTGGCACGTTTATTTTAACTGCATAGCTTACATCATTTATGTCTTGTTTTTGCAGCCACTTGCGCAAATCTTCTACTTCTTTATCTTTTTTCATGTTGTGTTATTAGTTTGTGTTGTGCAATGATTTAAAGTATTCGAAATGTTGTTTACTTACTTTGTATTTATCGCGAAGCCTAATAGGGTTACCGCCGCTGCGTACAAATGCCTCACACTTTTCCCAATCGGGCATACCTTCGTTCAACCAGGGTTTATCATCATTGGTGTTATTTTTAGTTTTTGGCTTTGCCCTACCTACTACATCTTCGCCATCTAAATCCTCGGCCTCTATACCTATTAAACTGCCCAGTGTGAAGCGCCGATAATAAGTTATGCACGCGCCCACCTTTTGCGGGTCTTGTAATTCGGGTAATGGCAAAAACGCCTCAACGTACTCCCCGGTATCTATGTCTATGATGCGTGTACCAACTGCATTACCTTCTATGGGTTGCAGCAGTAGTAAGTCCTCTGCTATAAGCGCGGGCCTTACCGCTTCGATAAGCTGATTTACATCAAAATACCTGCTTCCAAAAAATGGGTTGGTGCTATCCTTCCTCATCTTGTCCATTGTACTGGTTACCTTAAACAACTTTTTATGTATGTTCATTTTATTATCTCCACTAAGGTTTTTGGTGCGCGTTCCATTTTAATAAACCCACTGCCGTGTTTTACCTCTACCGGGTCTATTACTTCGCCAGTATGTTGGTCCACTATGCTTACACCATCATTAGTTGCAATCTTTATTAAACGCTCTATGCGCTTGCGTTCCTCATCGGCTTCACGCCATAGGCTTACACCTTTATAGTCATAACTCTTACGGCCCGCCATGTGCGTTATTTTAAAGCCATCAACTATTAGGTCTTCACGGTCACTAATGTAAGTTATCTCACTTACCAGTTCCGCTTCTACTGCCTTAATTGCTTCATCTAATTCGCTTTTTAAGGCCCTTAATATTACGTATGCTTTGCTCGGCTTTATATCGCCTTGCATTACATTATTTACTATTTCGTATGGTTGTATGTTTGTCATAATAAACTAAGTATGTTCCAGTTATTGTTATTAGTGCAAATTGTATTACTAGGTGTTTTATAGTTTCACCCTCTGCCATAAGCATGGTAAAAAATATAATCCCACAAATGTATGCTAGTATTTTCATAATATAATTGTTTTTATTAATTTTTAAAACTTTTTTAAAGTAATTTTCTTATATCGGCGCTTGCCTCTACAATAATGTCTAGGGCTGCAAAAAATGCCTGCTTTTGTCCGCGCAAGTATTGTTTGCGTTTTTGTAAATCAACTTTATCTATCCACCCTAACGCTTCATCTGATAACTCGTTGTTAAGTTGTACCAGTTCCATATCAATTTCCATTATAAATCCTTGTATTGTATCTTCTGCTTTTTTCATAATTGTATTGTTTAAATGGGCCACCGCAGTGGCCCTTGTTGTTCTTATTTTATTTTTAAGTAAATTGGTCGGCCTACTTGCCAAAGCTCAACCTCAACACCCATATCAGCTAATTTTGATTGCGCCTTTCTAGCTTGAGTGTAATTAGCATACTGCATGGCGTTTACGCCAAATTTCGTTTTCTTAGCTACAAATTTATAACCTTTAGCAATTCTAGTATTTAATGTAGTTGTTAGTGTCATTGTTGTATTGTTTTGTTATTGTTTAACTTGAAATAAATATAGGGAAAAGAAACAATAGGAGCAAATTTATTTGCAAGTTTTTTTAAAAAAAATAAAAAAAAATGTAGAAATGTGGCTCTACAGTATTAAAAACGCACAAAAAAAATTAAAAAAATTCTACTGGCGTTTCTATAACTTGCGTGATAATCTGTTGTTCAGAGTTAGATTTCTTTAACTTAAAATCAACAAACCACCCGCCAATATCGGTAGGGTTAAAGTTCTTTTCTACTGGCCAACCTGCCTTTCCTGCGCCGATACCATCAACGTAAGAACCGGACTGTATGTATTTGATTTTATCTTTGTAGATGCGGCCCTTTGGTGTAACACGCATGCGCGCCGTACTAGGGTCGTACCATTTTTGGTGGGTATGCCCGCGCACTAGTATATTTGCATCGGGATATTTCATCGCTTCTATTTGCACATCTAGCATACCTTTGGAGCGTTTAGCACTACCACCGAAGCCGTGGTGATAATGTATCTTACAAACCTGGCTAGTTCTTTTGTTTTTCATGCGTATAAAAACCCACCCACTGTATGCACCCAGGTTTATATTAACACCGTTCTCCAGGTTAAGTGCCCAAACAATGCTGCGCAAGATGTCGTGGTTGTGAAACTTATTTATGGTCTTTTCATGATTACCATAGCTTATAAGCGCTATATTTTGCGCGTAAGGCTTTAAAAACTCAATAGTGTATTCAGCTACCAAATCAAGATAGGTACGGCCATGTACAATAAATTGTGGGTCTATATCTTCACGTTGTAAACGTCTATCCCCATACGAACCCATCACATCTAACAAATCCCCAAAAATAAAAATGAGGCCATCAGCCTCTTTTATTTCATCGAAATGTTTTTTTAAAATGTCCCTTTTACACCCAATAGAATCTAAGTGTATATCAGAACAAAAAAGTGTAGGCACTATGTCAGTAGAACGGCATCCATCAAACTCAAACAAATGCACATTATCGGACAACTCTTCAACGTGCTTTTTCATAAAATTTGGTTAGTAAAGGTTTACCAAAATTATTGAATTTAAACTGAAAAGCAAAATTACCAACAACTTGCCCACACACTAGAATTATTCTTCAGTTTTTTCGGCTTCTTCAGCTTGAGCCTTTAGGGTATTTTCATACCCTTGCTTTACATATCTGATTTCATCAAGTTGCATTTGTAAACGTGCTTCTTGAATTTTCAGTTCTTCGATTCTTTCTTCTATTGTCATCTTGTACAATTATATTAAAGGTTGCCCAAATATAACTACCAAGCCAATCCTTTCAAAGTCGCAGGATTCTTTTGTGCTTCAATTTGAGCCGTAATACTTGCTTCAACATCTTCTTCGCCTACTTCAGCTTTTACCCAACCAAGAACGATTTCTTCGGTTAAGTCATCAAAAGCGATGTAACCCTCTGAAGATGGTTCAGGTTGGAAAGAGCAAGAACCGTACCGTCTGCCTGAGTAAGACAAAGCGTCATCGCCTTCTCCAACTTCAGTATGGGAGCAATCCCAATGTGCCGTTACAACTCCTTTGTCAGAGTCGTTGGTGTATTCTAGTGTGTTAATTTTCCAGTTCATTTTGTTGGCTTTGGAAGTTAGCGATTAATTCGTCAGTCCAGTAAGCGTTGCAAACGTCTTGAACGCTTTGTGGTAAGCTAGTAATATCGTCTAATGGCGTTACTACGCTTCTGTGATGAGATTGTGAAATGACTTGTCCATCTTCTAGTACCTTCGTGGTTTTTCGAAGTTGAATTTGTCCAGATTCTATTACTTCTATTTTTGAATAGGTTTCTTGTTTTTCTAACATTGGTTTATTGATTTTATTTTAAACTACGTGAACAGTAATACTAGCATTAAGGTATCTTCCACTTCCTGCATTATGTATTGCGTTAACCCAAGAAGTGTTAGTTCTACTTCCTAATAATTCGCCTGTTGTTGAAGAAGAACCTATATATAAATTTAGATATTCTCCACCGTTAAAGTCTGCTATTGAATGAACCGAACAATTACCTGAGGCTATATTAGTAGATGTTGTCGTAAAAGGAAATCCGCTAAACGTTATATTCCCACTAGCACCAGTTGTGTCTACATTATTAAATGTAAAATTATAGTGTACTACATTTCCAATTTTAGTATAGTTAGCAGTTGTTGTAACTGTTGTGGTTGGGTCGGTTGTCGAACCACCTAGTGTTAAATCAAAAGTACCTTCCTCGTAATCGTCTAAAGCGTTGGCAGATGTTGTACCACCTAGATAAACACTACCACCTAGATATAGGTCTTTGAACCTCCCACTAGCATATCCCAAATCAATAGCGTTATCTTGAACTGCTCCCGCAGATGTTGCAGGAAATGCTATTCTATCACCATTGAAAAACCCAATGCCAGTATTTGTTTGACCGATTGCAAAACTACCCGATGTAACACCAATACTTCCGACTGTTGTAGTGTCTTTTCGGAAGTCTATAATATCACCGTCTGATGTAAGACGGTTAAGTCGCATAGTAACGTTCCCATCTACTGTATGATAAGCAGTACCATCATCGAACAATGAAGTACCTACTGTTGCTAATGCAGTAGTAGTCTTACCCACCAATACGTTACCGCTTGAGTCGATGCGCATTGCTTCTGCGTTGTTAGTACCAAATACCATAGGTGTATTGGTAGTTGAATATAGATAACCTACATCGCCACCAGTAACACCCATAGCAAGATTGGCTTGACCGCCAGACCGTCTAGCAACAAATTCACCACCGTTTGAATTGCCAACATCAACAGCAACATTATCTCCTGAAAGAAGGGCTGAAGGACTAACCCCAATCCCCACGTTACCTGAACTATCTATACGAAGGCGCTCTATGTCATTAGTTGAAAGAGCAATTGTATTCGGATTTACGGCAGCAATCCTAGCAGCTTGCGTTCCATTATATTGTAATTCAAGAACACCACCTTGAACAGAATCCCCAATAGCTAAAGTTGTAAAGTTAGTATAATTAGTTGGCGAAGTCGTACCAATCCCCACGTTTTGTGAATCATCAATAAATATCCCATTGCCTGCCGTAAAACCACCACTTGTAAGTATTAGTCCATTATTTGTTCCATCATATCCAATAGTAGCTTTTGCAGTTCCACCTTCTTGGAATCTTATGGTTGTGTTAGCATTGGCAGTTGTAGTATTTATATCTACCAATACGTTACTACTATCTTCAATGTCTAAATTTACTGATGGCGAAGTAGTACCAATCCCTAAGTTGCCCGAACTATCGAGAGTCATTTTATCTGCACTATTAGTTCGAAATGTTATTGACTCCGAAGTATTAACAGAAAGCCTTACACCCGAGCCATCTGTATAATCTAAAAAAGCATTAGCAGTATCATCTGACAATCTGATAGCTGAACCTGCACTTCCACTAATATTTAGTGTAGTTCTTGAACCAACTGCTGAAGGCGAATTAGTACCAATCCCAACCGAAGTAAGTAATGTACCATCACCATTCTGAAGTCCACCAGTAGTTGGTGAACCTGCCGAAGTTCCAGTAGTTACTAGGTTACCGTATGTGTCTTTGAGTTGAGTTCCCGATAGATTCATAATTTAGTGCTTGTCAAAATACATTGTTGATTGATTCCAAATTTGATTGGAGCGTGATAAGACACCCCATCTGATATGTGATATATAGGTTAATAATCTCAATCTAGTATATCTATTAAAAGAAATTTAGCCGTTCTGTCGCTCGCTTCGTTACTTGCTCCCTTGAGCCTAACTTTGTTCACGTCTTTAAACACATCAGCAGGTAAAGAATGCTTACCAGTTGCTACCGTTACACTATACTTGTTTCCAAACGTATCGTATATGTCGAACCACGTTCCATCAATTTCCGCTTGTACGTCAAATGATGTGTTCGTGTACGTTCCTTCTAGAATCAGAGAACCCACTTCAAATTGGTCGCCTGACCGTTGAAAATCTATTGCTGAAGACGTAGCTGCTCCAGATGCGATGGTTGTTACTTCTAGTTTTGCCATAGGTCAATTAAGTTTGAGCTTCAAAGTAATTAGTTTTGTTGGTCGTTTTCAATACGAACTTTGTAGGAATGTATGATTTGTTGAATGAGAGCATGAGCCTCATAGTTAACGTTGAGCTTTCTAAGGTCGTTCTGTATTGCTTCGAGTAATTCTAGTGGTGTCATGATGTTGATATTGTTACATATTTAGCGTTTCCGTCAGAGTCCTTTATATATAATCTAAAGGAAGACCCAACGTCTACTGCCCCAACACTTAAATAACCAACATCTGGTGTTTTAAGGTTTTGTACACTTCCTATGTCTGGAACTTGTAGACCCCCAGTCTTAATATCCATTCCAACCATCTCGAAGCCATTACTATCGGCAGTAAATTGTTTTATAGGACTATTAAATACGGATAATCCATTAGAGTTCAAAGTTACTTTTGTTTGGTCATAAGCTCCAAGAGTAACATCGTATACAAAGATATATTGGTCTTGAGCCTTAGATGTTGTATCAAAATTATCAAATTCAACGCTCCATCGTATTGCCTCGTAATCGTCTCTTATAACGGCACTAACATCTATAGACGTTTGAGAGAAACCACTTAAGTCACTAGGAACAATCTTTGTTTCAGCTATTTGAAAATAATCATAACCACTAGCTTGAGTATTGTCAGTTATGTTTTTATAGGCATATACCCTTAAAAATAATTCTCCATATTGCCAAGCGTTAGCAGTAGGAGCCGTTCTTATATCAAATGTGTATGTTAAGGTCTTTCCGAAATATGATGATAATGTTCCTGATGTTCCGCTATCGCTCCAACCCTCATCTTGCCACATCTTAATAGCATTACTACCATTAGAGCTATCAATAGTAAATTGAACATAATCTCCAGAGGCATCATAGCTAAATGTAGAGCTACCAATTCGGTCAGCCTCCCATCCTACACTATCATCTAAATAACCAAAATCACCACTAGGATTACTAGGCGTGCTAGGGTCTAAAGGATGGTCTTTGAAGTTTACTGTACTACTGAAATCAGCGTTAGTAATAATGCTTGTTGCGTTGGTTGGTGTGTATCCACCTAAAGATGTAGTGCCACTATCTATGAGTAAATTACCAGCAGATAAATCAAAGTCATCGCTTTGTATTTCTAAGGCTGACGCACTAAAATCAAACTTGATTCTATTACCAGTGGCGTCACCAATCAAAGCGTCACCAGTTCCATCAAAGTAGATGCCTGCGCCAGTGGTAATTCCAGTAGGAGGCGTTGCGCCTAATGCTATCTTACCACTATTGGTTGCACTGTCTATAACAAGAGTTGTAGCATTTAAGTTAAATGTACTTACATCTATCGTAGCTCCTGAACCTGATATGGAAACAGTGCTAGACGTACCTGAAAGAATACCGCCACCAAATGAAAAGGTTTTATCCTGCTTAAAGAAGTCGTTAGCACCTATCGTAATGCCGTCTGTGCTATCTATAGTCATTGACCCAGCAGCAAGGTCAAAGGTATCTGTAACAATACTAACAGTAGAGCCATTAAACTTTATATACGAATCCGTTCCTTGTTGTATCGTACCAACTCTAAAATTACCATCTCCAGTTACAAAAAATCCTACTCCATCATCGACTAATTGATTGTCAGCGTCAGCTCCAACTATTAATCTACCATTACCTGCACTATTTAAAACTACTGTACTCGTCTCTAAGTCAAAGGACTCCGCTTTTATATCTAATGCAGAATTAGCTAGTCTAATGTAGTTATTAGCATCTGCATACGCCTTAAACTCACCAGCACCATCAGCAATAAATCCTACTTCAGTTCCATCTATAGTGATTGAATTAGCTGAAGTTCCTAGTGCTACTTTGTTATTGGTGCTATCTATGACTAGCGTAGGTGTAGCTAAATTAAATGTATCAGTAACAACATTTAAATCCGTTCCGTTATATTCTAAATAATTTCCAGAACCACTAGTTCCCTTCGTTAAATCCCCGACTAATAAAGCACCCGTTAAAAAAGTATTTTCTCCAAAAAATCCAAAACTAGTAACATTACTATAAGTGCTAGTTAAGTTAGCAAGGTTACCACTTTGCGTGATTACCGTTATGACCGTATCATTATCTAATGGATTAGGTGAACCACTTACTGTGTTAGTCCATTGTACGATTCTGTTATATGGAACTTTGGTAAAATCTGTTGTACCACTTCTATCAAGTACAGTCCTTTCAATATAGTAGCTACCTGAAGTTCCATAGTCTAATAGTATGTTGCCTTTGTTTACCGTTCTTCCTACTGCCGTACCAGACTCACCTGCATGCGTTATGGTATAATCCCAAGTTTGTGTACCGCCTGCAACACTAGCGTAATTAGATACAGTTCCGTATACATCGAATATAGCAAGTCCGCTAGTTGAATCAACGACTCTAGCCCTTACATGGTCACCAGCCTCAAATACTTGAAAACCGCTAAGTCCTTCTAGGTCTTCCACCGTGATGCTTACAGATGCGCCAACACTAGGAACTACGAATGATGCGTTTAACTTAGCAACTGACTTCGTTAGTATATCAGACCCTGCTAATGCTTGTGCCACGTCTGCCGTAAATGCTTTAGCTACTAACTCATCTATATACAATGTTCTAAAGTCAC